TAGATTTCACGGCGTGACCAGGAACACCGCTACCCATACCAGCATTGTTTAGTAATGCTAGTAGTTGATGTGCGTCTTCGTCGCTAGCGGTGATGCTTACACTATCAGGTGCGCCTTCTTGACCTACACTAGTAGATACTGATAAACCTTCTTTGACTACTTGCTTGCCTTCTAATAGAGTCTTTAGTTGAGCGTCCCACTTAGAGATTGATTCATCTACTTTGTCACTGTCTGCTTTAGTTTTGATGCGGTGCTTGTGTGATAGCTTGCCGATTTCTTTCTTTGGTAGCTTACCGCCGCCGAATGCTGAGAATGCGTCTTTACTGATTTCACTGCCTGATGGACTTTGGTCTTTCTTTGGACGACCACGACCCTTCTTCTCTGCTTTCTTGTCTTCTTTGTCTAAGTTGACTTTGCCGATCTTAGTGCCGTATTGATCTTTTACATCTTCGCTACCGTGCTTACGGCCGTAACCACCAGCATCAGCAGTATGCTTGACGCCAGTCTTTGTCTTTTCTGTAGCTTCTGCTACAGCTTTTGTTTTCTTACTTTCAAACATTGTGCTTTCCTCTGTTGGTTGTTTTAATCTTTTCTCTAGTTCACTGACTTCTTCTTGTACTGGGGCGCCTGTTGGCTTGCCGCCTTGTTCTGCTTGCTTACGCATATAAGCAGGAGTGTTCAATGAATTTTGTTTCTCTGGGTTAGTTTCCGGTTGTAGATTGTCGCCGATTCTATCTTCGATACTTTCTTGTTCTAGTGTACCGTTGTTGATAGCGTCTTCGTTGCCACCCATAGTGTCTTGTGCGTAGCACTCTTCAACGTACTTACGTAGTGCTTCACGTTCGCCGTGCATTAGTTCACGTGGGATTCTACCTTGTTCGAAGTAGTGGTCACGTAGTGCTTCGTACAAACTCTCGTGCATGCCCCAGCCTTCTTGGCACATTTTGTGCTCATGCGGATGTCTAGCTAAGATTGTTTGTAGAGCTTCGTCGATTGTAGAGACACCTTCATTCAATTCATTTGTTTCCGCAATCTTATCAGATGATGATAGTTTAGCGATAATTGGCTTAGCGAATTTGAGCGCTTCTGGTAACGTTCTAAAATAGTGATCTCGTTGAGTGAATGGCTCAATAACAAAATAATTGGTATCATTAACGCCGATGCTAATACCAGAGTCATGTGAGCCGATAGGATTGTATTCAAATGCTGTATCAATGCCCATAATACCAGTATCTCTGGTCCACTGAACATCAGTGTACTTAGCTAGGGCACCCTCTAATTGTCCTCTATCTTCCCACGCACTTTCTTCTAATGGCTTGCCGGTCATAGGGTCCATCAATGTAATGTCGCCTGTATTAACTAAGTCACCTAACTTTTTAGCATCATCAGCGTCTGCTTGAGCGATTACTTTGCCTGCTTGATTAGTAATTGTTGCTTGTGGTGCTGTAGATTGTTGTGGTTGACCTGGCTTGACGATTACTTTCTGTCCCTGTTGCGGAGCAGTAGCAGTCGAAGTTGTACTCGGTGCTGTTGGCGCAAATTCATTTAGTTGTTGTGCTTCTACTTGAGCGATGAATGATTTTAGACTCATAGTTTACTTTCTAGCTCCTGTTGCTGGTAGAGCCGGACGCTTAACCGAACTCATAGGGCTCTTTGTATTCATAGCAGCTTGTTGTTTCTTTACATCGAATGGCGAGAAAGCATCCGCTGTTCGCTTACCAGCATATTCTTGTTTGATTTCTTTGCCCTTTTCTTGTGCTCTGATTCGTGATAGATAGCTATCGCCGTATTCTTTAGAGGCTTCTTTGCCGTTGTCTTCTAGGGAATCATTGCCGATTAAGGGACTAGGTTGATTAGCATATATCTCTGCTTCTGCTTCTACACTGTCCATGTAATCTGATTGTGTCATACGAACTAGATTCTCATCTACACCTAGTAATTGAGCTAGTTGACGAACCATGGGTTCTGTTGCTGGATACTTGAACTCAACATCAATGATTGTGACTGGTTGATCTTTGAGATCAGGAAAGCCGTGTGGTTGTGCTTGAACCGGTGTAGTCTTAGCTTCGCCAATTTTAACGGGATCAAACTTTTGTAGGTTGTGTTTGAACAACTCAACGAATTGTTTTGGAGTTTCGCCAGCAATACGGATTTTGTATCTGTATGTTCTGACCGACTCTGCTAGGTATTTACGAAATGATTTCATGGGCGTTTATTCCAGTATATCTCTTATTTATCTTTACTAGCATTTTTGCTTTGTTCTAGGATCTGCTTAATGAGTTCATTTCTGTCGATGACCGTGCCCTGACCTAGAGGCGTAGTCTCTTGATTTGCTTCGCCCTTAGCGGCGGCCGCTGCTAATTTTCGCTCAAGTTCTGCTTGTTGTAGCTGTAGTGCTAGCATTTTGAGCTTTTTATTGACTTTTGCTGTCTTTGTTGTGATAGCATGACCTAGCATCGAACTTGCTGAGTTGAAGATTTCTGCTGAGAAGCGTGAATCTACTTGCATTCCAAGGTCCATGAGATTTTCAAACGCTTCTTTTGCTAGTGCGCTTAGCTCGTCCATCTCTTGATCGCTTGCTTCTAAGCCCTTTACTGCGGGCAGAGCAGATTCTACTTTTTCAATAGTTGCTAAGGTTTCTTCAGAGATGTAGCTTTGAGGGATTGCTTCTTCTGCTGGTGGCGTGATATCATCCGGATTTTCATCGTCTGGCAAATCGAATAGGTCTTGTAATTGTTTGGTCATAATAGATATTTAGACCTTACTTACCACCATTTCTAAAAATATCGTTCTCTGTAATTACTCTGAATGTGATACCGGCTCGTCTACACCAGTTTTGTGCTGCTTCCCACTTTGCTTGATTTACTATTACTGCCACTTGTGCTTGTCTGCTACGACCTGCTTCTTGCAGTGAAGTTTGTTTCAGCGGTTTGATTTCGATTAACTCGGCAACTTGACGACCGGTTTTGTTTTGATAGACTACTAAAAAGTCGGGCACATAGATGGTTTGTTTGCCGGTTAGTGGGTTACGATAGGGTATTTTGACGCTCTCGCTCGCCCATTGTAGAACATGTTCGTTGTTATCACAGAACATCATAAAAGTCATTTCCCAACCTGATCTGTATCTGGGTTTGCCTAAGCCTACATACTTCTGTGGGTTCTTGATTTCGTAGATGCCTTGAGCGAACTTAGCCATTACTGTACGATATTTCTTGCCACAGTATTGTTAGGTTGTACCACTTGAGTGATACCGTACATAACTGTCTTGTCACTGAATGAGTTTAAATAGTACGCCATGAGTAGCGTAACTCTTAGTTTATCACTACCTTCGAACTCTTGTAGCAGAGTCATTACATCATCGCCGGTTGATTGTGCGATTTTGAATAAGTTTTCAGCAAATGCTTTTGCTGTTTTGTCGCTAGTAGTAAGACCTTTGAAAAAAGATAAGACGACTTCGTATGTCGCTTGATTTACTTTTAGTTCAGCATTACTAAAGTTATTGAAATATTGTTGTGTTTGATCTGCCACGTTATTCTCCTAGTGTATTTATATAGAGAGTTAGCGTGTATCAGTAGTTCTTGGCGCTTGAGTGCTTGGGGTATTATTAGTAGCGTTGGTGCCACTACCAGATGAAGCGAAGTTGAACAAGGTTCTTGGGTTGGCTGCAGTTGCTAGGATAGCTGACTTAGCTTCATTCTTAACGATATTACCAAGACCGCCAGCGTTTTTGACTGTTTGAGCAGTATTAGTTGCTGTCTTTAGGGCGCCCAAGAAATTGCCGCTTGATAAGTCAGATAAGATGCCATCAGCCGCATCAACTAAACCACCTTGACCCATGATAGTAGCATTTGTTCCAGGTCTATTGACTGGACTAAGAGTCTTGTCGTAATATTGTTCGGTGCCAAATCCACTGACTACTTTATCTGGTGCTTGTCCGTTGACAGCACCTTCAGCGTAAGTAACTGTTTCATAGCGAACGGTCATCTTATTTTCCATTGTACCAGTTGCTTGAGCATAATCGTATGTATCGTGGTCGAATCGTTCGATAATAGGGTTTACTAGAGTGTACAAGGAGAAATTGTGTTGGTTGAAACCATATATCTTGATTGACTTAAAGAATTGTGGTTTAGGTTGACTAGTAGCTGCTGCGGTGGCACTAGTACTTGGCTCACCTAAGTAACCCCAGTTTTGTTGAGCATTGACATCAGGACTGTATGTGTTTCTTGTGTTAATAGTTCCTGCGTTTTGTTGTCTAGCAGCAGTAGTATTGTCGTTGTAGTAGTAACTGTAGTAGTTGTACCACATTTGTTTGATAGCGCCTTTGTTATCGTCGTGAAATGAAATAGTAACAGGATCGTACTTGATTTTTGTTTGTATGTATCTAGGACGATTGTACTGATTCATCTCAGCAAGACTCATTGTGTATTTAGGTAGAGTTACATTCTTTACTAATAAGCCAGGAATAACGTCATCGGGGAATGCGCTTCTATCATTTGTTAATAAATCTTTGTTGATTTCAAAATACACATGAAACAAAAACTTGAGTTTAGGAGCATTAGCATACCCGTCGGCAGTAAATACTTTAGTGCCGTGTTGAGCCGTACGCAAATTGGGGTTCTCAAGGAACCCCTGTGCTACTCCGCCTAAAAATTGTTGAAAGAATCCTGACATTAATTTTTAGTTAGATTGTTGAGCCTCTAGTATCACTTAGACCTTTACCTAGAATTTGACCAGCTTTACCTGTTAGTGTTGTTGCGCCACCATCATTATATTGTAGAGCATTATCATAACGAACCGTACAACTGATTGTTACTGCTTCGTTCGTGCCGTAGTTTAGTGAGTTATAGTTTGTTGCGCTTAGATAGCAACCATATAGTTCCCAACGTTCTAATACCTGGACTGCTGTTCCAGAAGCGCCGTCTAGAATCTCAATAGCCATAGTGAACTTGTAATCACCGCCGGTGGCAGCACTTGCTTGTTCTTGGAAGTCCATTTGTTTTTGAATCTGATTGCCAATTTGTTTTGCCGCATTACCACTCACGTCATCACGAACGTTAAATGTAACTGGTTCCCAAGTTGGCTTACCAGCTACATAGATTCTACTGTTGTAGATTTCTAGTGGAATTTCTGGGAAACTTACGTTAGGACGAGTAACGTCGATGATCTGTTTTGTGATTTCTAGAGGTACAGAATTATCACCTAGACCAGTAAATGTTACTCTGAATCTATATTGTAATTTCGGCATTAGAATGCCGCCTTTTGGGTCGTTATTATCAGAACCTGGTGAAGGTACTGTCATCGCTGATAGAGCGCTAAATGAAGCCATTGTTTTGTTCTCCTGTTAATCTTATTTATCTTTGGATAGAGAGTGATTTTATCACTCTCTGGTTCCAATTACTTTCCGCCTGTCGCGATCTCACCTGTGTTCATGATACGAACTGGGATGTAGATAAACTCGACTGCTTTTACTGGCTCGATGGCGACATCAATCCAGAGTTCATTACGATCAATACGAGCAGCAGTGTTGTTACTTGTATCACATACTACTAGGTAGTCGTATATACCACGCTTTGCTTTGATATCGGCAAATAGTGAACTTACTACGTCTTTAATTTGACTACGAGTCATTGTATCATTAGGCTCGAACAAGAACGGACGTACAGCAACTTGTAATCTATCACGGATGTAGCAGATTAAGCGAGCAACGTTTGTTCTGTCTAGAGCACTTTGACTATCGTAACTGTTCTTATTACCGTAGTTCAACAAGCCAACGTTTTGGAAGTAAGCGATTGGGTTGATGAAGTTAGTATACTGAACATCACGTAGAGCAACCCGGTTCTTAGTTGTTTGGAATTCACCGCTAGCAGCATCTATATAACCGATGTTAGTAGCGTTGTCGATGATACCGCGTCTCATACCAGCTGGAGCGAACCATGGATAAGCAACTTTATCGTTGTAAACCATTGTACGTAACATCATGTGTGATGCTGGTACAACTACTTCAGCGCCTGTTAGGTCTGTTGTAATGCCACTTGGGTAGTAGATACCTAAGTATGTGTTACGACCTACTAAGCCATCTTCGCCAGTTGCTGTTGCGCCTGCTGCATTTGTAGCCCACTTAGTGATAGCGTTAGCATCGTTTTCTAAGCGTAGTGGTGTGTCACCGATGATGTACGCAGTGTTATTGCGGTCATTGTTTAAGGTGACCATGTTAGGTTGTAGTTCTGGGTAACCTGGAGCAGCAATCAAGTTGAAACTTGTTGCTTCTTCACGTAACTCACTACTTGTGTCTACTGCTGTTTTTAGTGCGGCGACTACCATAGCACGTTGTGCTTTACGACCCATGTATGGTGAACCGTTACTCTTTAGGCCACTTGCTGTTACCCAGGTGTAACTCTTGTCTGGTAGATTAGTGATATCTGTCTTGTTGTTAGCGTCATATGCGCCAGCTTCAGTATACTTAGCTTGTGTAAAGTAGTTTGTCTTAAACTCTTTTACGTTGTAGCCACTACGACGAGTATTGAATAACAACATACCTTGTGGGTGAGTTGTTGCATCAGGTGCGTCTAAGTCAACATAATCACTAGTTAGTAAACTCTTGATTGTTGGGATACTGTCATTGACTGGGTCAACACTACCGTCTGCGCCCCAACGTGCGTCTGCGAACAAGACACCCTTTTCAGTTTGCTGGTCAGTATTGTCTAGGAGTACCCACTGCCATGTGCCACTTACTTGCTCCCAACGCTTGATGATTGGGTAGTTTTCTAAGTCACTAGTATCGATCCATAGATCGCCCTGTACTAGATTATTACCGTTAGTTTGAGCAGTTGGCTCACTAGCACTTACAATTGGACCAGTAGCGTTTAGGGTCGAACTACCTGTTGTATTTGTTGAATATGCTACGCCAGTTGTGTCATATAGGGCATTTTGATAACCCTTCCATACGCCACCAACGTTGACCATGATATCAACTTGATTAACAACAGAGAAGAACCATGGTGTACCATCAGTTGCTTGATTGACTGGTGTTGTTGATTGTGTAACATAGTCGAATGGTTCCCAAGCACTTAATGTAACACCATAACTAGGTGTAGCTAAACCAGATTCCCATGCTACAGCAGTTACACCGCCTGAGCCATCTACCGCAGTTACTTTAATTTGGAATGTTGCTCCACCCCAGCCTGTAACTCCAGATACAGCAAGAACATCACCAACTGTATATGTAGTACCAGCACCAAGGACTGTAAACGTTGGTGTGTAGCCAAGAGTAGACAGGGTGACTGTTAAGCCTGCGCCTGTGCCACCAGTCGTTGCTAGACCTGCATATGATGTGGGACTTATTGTCTTGTATGGACCATTCTTAGCACCTAAAGTACCGGTAGAATTAGTCATATCGTACACTGAGAAACCGGCAGTAACTAGAGGACTAACTTTTGCTGGATTAGCGTTAGTACTTACGTTATCAAATAAGTTGATGATGCCGCCTTCAGTATGTGTTAGTACGATTGCACCAGTGACGCTATCTAGTTCACACTTTGTATATGGAATATTAGCACTAGTCCATGCTGCTACGAAATCACTCGCAGTTAAAGTTCTAGTAGGCGACGGAGTAGGTAATGTAACCAAATACGATACTGAATCTGATACTAGCATAGTAGAACTGCCTGGCTGACTTACTCTAACCCATAATTGTGAACCTGGGTCAAATCCTGTAGGACTAGATACTGTACCAGTGAATACACTAGCGCCAGATTGTGCTCTGTAGAATAATTGAACTGGAGCACTTTCGTTAAAGCCGACTTGAGCATAAACTGTGTTCAACGGAATAGCTTTGCCGCCTGTCGAATCTAAGTTATTGTTTACTGTCTGATCATTCGCCGCTACTGTTACTGTTTTATTAGTAAATGTACCAGTAGCAGTACTATATTGACTCAATACTAAGTTCATGCCATTGTTATTACTGTTAGTCTTGACCCATACACTACCTGTCGGATGTGGGTTACTATCAGTAGTTCTCCATAGAGGCTGAGCAGCGTTTGTTCCATACACGAATGACGGAGCATTGTACGTGCGTGATTCGAAATCACTACCAAATACTGCTTCTAGGGTTGATAGATCACCAGCAACAGTAATGCTTCCGCCTACTTTAGTCAAATATAAGTTAACTACATTGTTAATACTAGAAGTGCGTAGAAAAGGAATGTTAGCAGTGTTGAACTTATCTTTGATGTGGGTTAATGTATTGCCGTTTGAAATAGTAACGGCAGTAGCACTTGTGCCAACGATGTCGTTTTGATAACCTGTAACTGTTGCTTGGGCTGAAGCTGTTCCAACTAGTTGACTTATGTTAACTGTATACTCTGAACCGTCTGTTGTTATACCGGTGATGTATGTACCTGGAGCAATAGATAGGGTTGCTTTACCGTCACCACTACCTGCGCCATTAGCAGTGAATGTTGCGCCTACTGCTGGTTGACCAGTAATTGTACCGGATGTAGCATTTTGTGCTTCGCTAATTTTATAGATACCTTTACCGCCATTAGCAGTTACTGTTGTTGATACTGGTGTATAGAACTGATACTTATCAGCAGTAGGTGTAGATGTTGCGGATACAGTTATATTATTACTTAAAGTAACTGTGTTAGTTGCCGCATCGAATGCTGTTACTGTTGTTCCAGTTGGTATGCCGTTGCGACGAGCGCCAGCAGAATCTATTGCTAGTACTAATTGTCCAGCGGCAACGCCAGTAGGACCGTCTAATACGATTGTATTTGAACCTGCGGCGCCACCACTAACGTATGTACGCTCTACTGTCCAGTTGTATAGTTGAGATAGAATGTTTGTACCAGCAGTAATGTTTGTACCACTTATATATCTTCCAGCAACTAGTGAGCCACTAGTTACAGCAGTAACAACTAATTGAACGTTTGTAAGACCGTCAGTACCGCCACCGTTACCAGAGAAACCTGTCATAGAAGCTGTTCCAGTAGCGCCGATTGCTGTCCAGTCAGTTGTACCAACAGATGCGATTGTGTATGTTGGGGCTCCTGCTCCTGACACGAAACTACCGGCAGTGATTTGATTACTTGTACCTGATAAGTATGTACCAACTTCTAATGTTCCACTTTGAATAGAGCTTACGAAGAATTTATTACCTGCGGCAGCATAAGAATTAGTAAGAGCGATACCGCCAGTTACTGTTGCCACTTTTGTACCAACAAGTTGTGATTGACTTACTGTGTATGTGCCCACACCGCCTGTGCCTGTGCCTAGAGCAGTTACATAAGTTCCCTTAGAAACGCCTGTGCCTGTAATGATTGTACCGACTGCGATTGAAGTACCGGGAGGAACACTGGTTACTGTTAAGGTTGTACCTGCTACTGTTGCTGATATGCCGTTGTTGATTACGCCAGTAACTGTAGATTTAGATGAAGTGTCTGTACCGATAACGATTGTACCGGCTGTTGAAGCACCGATAACAGGGTTAGTAGCTGTACCAGTTACTGTTTGTAGGTGATATAACCAATCTGTACTACCAACTGCTACCCA